GCATGGCCTCCATTGAATAAAGGGCCTAAGGAGTCGATGGAATGGGAATTATTTAATTACGACGTGCGCACGCAGACCAGGTATTCTTATGAGCAAGCGCCAGAACTTACGATTGCTGCAGTGAATGAGCAATTGAAAGACAATTGGAGCGATTACAACGCATCACTGTATCGAGGCTTGTCTACGCTGGCAGTGCATGCTTTTGCAGGACGTGGATTTCAAGATTTGCGGGACGTGACAGTATGGGTGGAAAAGGGCAAGAAGGTAAGAGCGCTTTCTAGCAATGCCAATAGTTATGTTTCTGCTGCTCAAGTGGATGCTTTTGTTGCATCGCCAAAGGCTAGATCATCTAGCTATGCACCAGAAATCTTCATTGATACTGTTTTAGACAAAGACAATGGCATTGGTCAATATGCTCGCATTGAATCCATCAACATGCCACGTCTTGCAGAAGCCCAAGCTTTTTGTCAGCGCAATAAGCTCTTCATGGACGGAGCAATTATTGACCCTCAATCATGGCGTGAATTCTGGGCGCAAGCTTCTGCGTTTAGCTTGTTAGAGCTTGCCACGATTGGAGGGCAAACCACTCTTGTGCCTTCTGTACCAGCCGATGGAAATGGAAGAATTTTATCAGACAGACCGCTTCCTATTTCTACATTGTTCAACCAAGGCAATATTCTTGAGGGATCTTATAAGGAAGAGTTTGTGGATTATGGGGCATCAACGCAAGATGTGATTGTCACGGCCATTTACAGGGATTCAGAAAGCGATGAATATTTTCCTCGCAATGAAAGCGTGACATTGAGACTCAAGAGCGCGAACGAGGCATTGTGCATTCGTGAAACTCTCGACTTGTCTCAATTTGTTACCACGCGAAACCAGGCAGTATACGTGGCAAGGCTTATGTGCCTCATGCGCAATTTATCAAGAAAAGCGTATGAGCTGCAAACTTTGCCTTCCGAAGCTTCCATTGCGCCTGGCTCTTATGTGTATATTGACATTGGGCAGGAAACGTGGGACGATTTACATACTGGCAGCATTTTGGCTGGAGGAGAACTTAATCTTCCCATTGGTGGAGAGCTTCCAGAGAAAGCTGGTGGCAGTCTTTATGACTTTTTCCTTTATAACGGCAAGCAGAATACATTCAATAAGCAGAATGTGCTTGTTCGCAATGGCATTGCTGATTCATTGGCTAAGTATGAAGGCTATTTGTTTGCAGTGGGAAGAAAGTCTTCTAAGCTTTCAAAGCGTTCAGCAAGGGTGATTGACGTAGAAATGGATGAGGAAGGGATTGTCACTGTAAAGGCAGTAGAGCATCCTACTGACAATAGTGGCATTTCTCTCATTGCGAAACGGATTGTTGATGCAAGTCAATTCGTTGAAGAGTGATTGTTATGATTAGAATGAGCGTATAAGCTTCTATCTTCGCCATGATTTACACGGGCAATAATGGGCGTATTTATATTGCCCGCAGTCAAGACCAAGGTATTCAAGGCACTTATACTGCTACCGTACCCGTTGGCGTAACTGTTACAAAAAATGGCGTCTACGGCGTAAGGAATATTGTTGGCGATGGGCGTGGGGCGGCAGTTCGCGCTGATCGTAGTATTAATGCCACTCAGGCATCTAGACAAGTTGTATTTACTGTTATCTCCAGCGGCACAAATTACGAGGCTGGTGATGTTGTGCGGTTTTATTATCTTGACAAAAACAAAAACATCATAGATGTCACCTCGAATCTAGGTCTCAGCACCGTTACGACTCGCGGGGTGGATAGCGAGCGGGAAATTCTTGACGACCAATATCGCATTGCGAAAATTCGTTCATGGTCTTTGACTAGCAATAGCGAAACCATTGAAACGACTGCTCTTGGTGACACTGTTCGCACTGTTTCACCAGGCATGACATCGGGAGAGGGCAGTGCCACTTTATTGTTTTACGAAGACGATATTACTAATAGGGGAGAGAATCGTCAGAAAGATATTTTTGAACTTGTAGATATTTTGTTTCCGCGCGGTACGGCGCCTCAGGTGATTATGAATCTTGCAGTGGACGGAAGTACGTCTGGAGCTGCTCAAGACATTGGTGGTGCCGCACTGTGGAAAACTAATTTTATATTTAATGCCTATATTACTAGTGCAAGCGTTGGCGTGAGCTACGGAGAAGTGGTAACTATTGACACCAGCTTTACCATTGACGGAGCGTTCCTTGATGTGCCATGGAAGCCTAATGTTAGTAGGCTTTGATTTTGAGGCAATAAAATGACAGTTTTTGCTGGTCATTATGGCAGCATTGAATTCAAGCGTGTCGGTGGCGCTCATCAATTTAATCTGCAAATCAACCCAGCAGATATTGTTTACACGCGAAAAAGATTCACTCTTAGCACGCCACAAGGGCTTGATCTTGATTTTGGCACAATAACCACTGGTGATCGCATTAGGATTAATGGCACCAGCTCAAGAGGGCTTCCTTTTAGGTTTTATACAAATGCCGCCAATACCACTTACATTGATGATCCTGGTGCAAGCGTTGGTCCGCTAGAGTTTTTTGCCAATGTGGATGCAATGGGCGCCATCCGCATGTACAGGAATTTTAGCGATGCCATTGCCAATCCTGATGCAAGATATTTGGCAGTGCCATTAAACAAGACAGAAGGCGAAGCCCCTTGGCCCGTTACTATTGATCTTCTTCCTGGCTCTTATAACACTCTTGGTGAGGTGCAAGGATTTACGATTTCCACTGATCGTGAATCAATTGATACCACTGCATTGGGAGAAAAGTTTAGAGGATTTTCTGCCAGTGCCATCACGGGCAATGGCAGCGTTGATTGTTTGTTCAGTTTTAAAAATATGGACAACGAGGAAATTCCTCTTGCCCTTGCTGAACTCATCCAAAAAGTGGAAGTAGGAAGTCGATTTGAGGGGAAATTTTATATTTTAGAGCCAGGTCCTCCTCAGCCACCTGGCTATTCTACTTTTGAAGGCGTATATTATGAGCTGCAAGGTATTTTGTCTAGATCAGCGTTCACAATGAGAGCTGATCAAATTGCAGAATGTAGCTTTGATTTCATTACTGCTGGAGAATTTAAATTACGGTCTGGTGATAGCCCTGTCGACTTAACCACTGAAGGTGATGTTAGCATTGGCAATGAATCTACGCTTGAAGAACTGGGCGTACTGCAAGAGGACGATTAACAATGGCTGTTCGCATTTCTGAACTCAATGCTCTGTCTGTTGATCTTTCTCAGGCAGATGAACTGCCCATTGTTGATATTAGCGCTGCTGAAACCAAGAAGATTACAGTAGCCAATATTTTGAATTATGGCATTAGCGGATCCCCGTCAAGCTTTATTGATTTAAGCAAGCTTGATCAATCTTCTGCCACAAAGCTTTCTAATAATGTACTGAGTGACACTGGAGTAGCATCTGGTACTTATGGCGACGCGGCTACTGTTGCTCAATTTGCAGTTAATAGCAAGGGCATCATCACAGCCGCCACTGGCATCACCATTGCCATTACAGCAAGCAGTGTTACTGGGCTTGCCCCAGTGGCGACTAGCGGCACCTATGCAAGCCTGACTGGACTTCCCACACTTGGGACACTCAGCAGTCAAGACGCGGGAAGCATCGTAGTTTCTGGGGGCACCATCAGCGGTGTCACCTTCATCTCTGGCGATGTAACGATTAGTGGAGGAACGATCAGCGGCATCACTGATCTTGCCGTGGACGATGGAGGCACTGGCGCGTCTACTGCAGAAGATGCTCGCACCAATCTTGGACTTGCCATTGGCACGGACGTGCAGGCATATAGCTCTGTTCTTTCTGGAGTGGCAGAGCGTTATACAGCAGCCGATGAAATCATTTATTCTTCTGCATCGGGAGTATTAGCTTCCACCACGCTTTCATCATTTGGACGCACCATTGCTTCTGGAGCTGATGCAGCAGCAGTGCGTTCTTCTTTAGGGCTTGGTGATATCGCCGTTCAAAACGCAGGAAGCGTTGCAATTAGTGGCGGCACCATTTCTGGTATCACTGATCTTGCTATTGCCGATGGGGGCACTGGCGCTTCTACTGCTTCTGATGCCCGCACAAATCTTGGTCTTGCCATTGGCACGGACGTGCAAGCATATGATGCTGGACTTGCTTCCATTGCTGGGCTTTCTACTAGCGCAGATGAGCTTATCTATTTAACGGGGGCTGACACTTATGCAGTGTCGTCATTCCCTGCTTATTCGCGTGGTCTTATTGCAAGTGGCAATAGCGCAGCAGATACTCGCACTAATCTTGGGCTTGGTTCACTTGCTGTTTTAAACCTTGTTGGCTCGGGATATATTGATAATGGCGTTATCACCAGTGTTAATATTGCGTCTGGTTCTCTCACTTTTGATAACTATGGAAGCGAAAGTGTTGTTACGGCAGCTATTTCTGGAAGCGCTGTTACTACGGAAAAGATAGCCGATAATGCCATCACTGCAGCAAAAATAGGAGATAATTCATCTACCATTGTTGACAATGGAGCACCCACAGCTTCTGGTGATTTCATTGGTCAGCAATACATTGACACTGCCACGTATTTTGAATATACGTGGGACGGCGACTCTTGGGAGCGGCAAGCTGCAATTAATTCAATTAGCTTTGCTGATTCCTCTCCCATTGCTTTTACTGTTAGCTATCCAGATAATTTCTCCGCCACAATTACCAGCTCTCTTGATGATCAAGCTGTTAATAGTGTTTTCGCTGGTCCTTCCAGTGGAGCTACTGGCACCCCATCGTTTAGAGCGCTTGTCTCTTCAGACCTGCCTGTTGCTACCAGTGTAGACAAAGGCGCTGTTTATCCAGGCGCTGGTTTATCAGTGGATGGCACTGGCGAAATTAGCCATACCAATGCAGCCGTTGCAGGAACGTATACGGGCTCAATTACTATTGACGCTCAAGGACACATTGTTTCTGCTAATGCCGCATTGGCAGCTTCAGATATTCCAGATTTAGACGCAAGTAAAATTACCACTGGCACATTTGGAAGTGCATTTTTAGCTGACAATAGCGTCACGGCTTCTCAACTTGCTGATTATGGTATTGCGCAAGTTAGTGAAAGTGCCCCCACTCCTGAATTTGCTGGTCAATGGTGGATCAATCCTAATGATCGTTCTGCTTATATCTGGGTGGGCGAAGTGGCGCCTGTTCCCAATGGTTATTGGCTGAACCTTGGTTATGGTAGCCCCACTCAAATTAACCTTCGTTTTGGTGGCACTTATAACGCCTCTGGCAATATAGTTGAAAGCATTAATAGCTACGGCATTGAAGCTGGACTGACTGTTGGACAAGCGCTTTCAGCTCCGAATACTAGCAACAATGGCGTCTATTTAATTGTCACTGCATCAGGCACAGGCACTGCTCCTGCGCCAACTGAAAGCCTTTCCATTGGCAACTGGGTGTTGTCGCAGGGCGTGGGTGCATCTTGGACTAAAGTCAATTTAAGCAGCGCAGTGGCTGGTGTTGGAGACCAAGACGTATTGGTTGATGGCAATGCATTGTCTCCAGTGGCATCTGGCGTGGCCAGTCAGGAAGATCTTAATGAGCTTGTATGGGCAAGAGTGCAACTTGCCACGGCTAGCACTACTGGCATTGTGAGGGGATCTTCAGAAGTGGTTGTTGCATCTGGCACTGGCATTATGAGCATTGGCACTGTCGATGATGGTTTTTATTCTTGAATTGTTAACCAGGCCCAGTTTTTACCTTTTTGAATTTTCCAAATACAATCTTTCGTCACGCCATAATCTTGGGCTATTTTTAGGCAAGACTCGTTATTTGACAAGCGCTTTTTGATTGCAATTACTTGCTTTTCTGTTAATTTGCTGGCGTAAGCCTCGCTCCCCTTAAGCACTGGAGGCTTTCGATGTGTGCCGTGACGAATGGCATCGGCGCTGTTGTCTTTGGCTGTTCCAGCATACAAATGGTTAGGATTACAGCACTTCCTGTTTCCACAAGAATGGCAAATCACCACATTTGATTCAATATATCCATTAAACAACATGTATGATCTCCTGTGGGCTGCACCTGCCTTGGGAAGTCCATAAATAGAATAAAACCAGTTGCCGTATCCAGGCGTGCCACAGCTCATCATCCATTCCCAGCACTGCGTGGGCTCCTGAATCGCCACTCGTTTAACATAATACTCCCATACGCCCGCTGAAATACCGCCTTTATTATTCATTTGATTAGAGTGGACACAGAGGAATAGTCAGTGTACACCATGCAAGAGCGTTTTGTCTACTCGGGCAAGGAAATTCCTCCTTATGGTGACTACGGTCAAGTGTTGGTAAAAACAAGCAAAGCTTTTTATTACACTGCATGGTCCGACATAGATCATATTATCAACGACACAAATGCTGAAATAGACGAAGGCGAATATACTTAGCTTTAGAATGATGCAATGTTAATGCCGCCATTTTGGCTCGGCTTCCATTGCTATGGCTTCCATTCTTAAGCATCTTCGTTCATCTTCTGCTGATAAGCGCCCCACTGCTTCGGGGCTTGCAGACGGACAAATTGCCATCAATACTGCTTCTGGCACTCCTGCAATGTTCTTTAAGGACAGTGCAGGAAATGTAGTGAAAGTTGGCCCTGCTCACGTGGGAACTAGCGCTCCTAATGCAAGTCCTGCTGGCAGCGCTGGTAATTCAACGGGCGAACTGTGGGTGGATAATAGCCTGACAACGCCTGGTCTTAATTATTACACTGGCAGCGCTTTTGTTAATCTTACGCCTTCTGGCACAACTAGCACTGTTGGTTTAGTTGAACTTGCTACTAATGCTGAAACACAAGCTGGTAGTGACGCAGTGAGGGCCATCACTTCTGCTGGTTTACAGAGCAAGCTTAGCGATTCAACTAGCACTACAAGCTCTACCACCATCGCTTCTTCTACTGCAGTAAAGAGCGCTTATGACCTTGCCAATGCTGCGTTGCCCAAATCTGGCGGCACTCTCACTGGAGAGCTTTTAATTAGCCCTAGTGGCAGCCTTGTTTTTGAAGGAAGTTCAGACGATAGTTTTGAAACAACAATAGCAGTGACCAATCCCACTGCTGATCGCACCATCACTTTTCCCAATGTCACTGGCACTGTAATTACCACTGGCGACACTGGCAGTGTCACCAGCACGATGATTGCTGATGGCACTATTGTTAATGCGGATATCAATGCAAGTGCTGCGATTGCTCCGAGCAAGCTTGGTTCTGGAGCATTGCCTAGTGGCGTGACAGTAGCTAGTGCCAATATTGTTGATGGCACCATTGTTAATGCGGATGTAAATGCTAGTGCCGCGATTGCTGGTACAAAGATTAGCCCTGATTTTGGCGGGCAGAATGTCGTTACTACGGGCAATGTCACTGGAGCAGCACTGATTCCATCTAGCAGTGTTGTTCCGACAAATGGCGTTTATTTGCCGTCAGCAAATAACGTAGCCATCTCGGCTAATGGTGCTGGCGCGTTGTTTATTGACAGCTCCGGCAGGTTATTGGTTGGCAATAGCTCAAGCTCTAGCCTTCCAGCAACGCCAGGTACAGCTTTCCCGTCAGTTTTTCAAGTCAATTCCGCTGCTGCGGGACAGGGATCTGCGTCTGTTATTGAATGGAGCACATCAACAGCCAATGGCGGAGCTTCGTTAAAACTTGCCAAATCAAATAGCGGTACTGTCGGAACCATTGGCTCAGCAATGGGCGCCAATATGGATATCGGAAGTATCGTATTTCAGGCATCAGACGGAACAAACTTTATTAACGCAGCACATATTCTTGTCGAGGCAGACGCTAATGCTGGCACTAACAGTATGCCGGGCAGAATGATCTTTTCGACAACTGCCACTGGAGCGAGCACCGCGACAGAGCGGATGAGGATTACATCGGACGGGAAACTAGGTCTTGGGACGAGTAGTCCTCAGGGAACATTAAACGTTCAAGGCGGTGGAACCAGCCCCTCTTTAACTTACGATACAAACGATATTGCAAACTTTGATGCTGGAGGAGTACAGTTTGCCGTAGGCATCAATAGTAGTAGTCCTTTTGGGGCGTTTCTGCAGGCGCGAGATAATACCAATGGTGCGCGTATTATTTCATTAAATCCTGCGGGAGGCAACGTAGGGATTGGCACTACAAGCCCTGCTGGAAAGTTAAGCGTAAAAGTCGGCGACGAAGACGGGAACGTAACTGCATGGAATAGCAATTACTTTATTATTACAAGCGGTGATAGCACGATTTCTCATGCTCTTGGATTGGGCGTTAATACCGCTGGCAATTATTCGTTTTTATCCTCCCTTCAGCCTGGAACTGCGTGGAAAACACTTAAATACAAGGCGATTGATCATGTATTTGAAGGTGCAAATGACAGCGAACGCGCCCGCATCGACAGCTCCGGCAGGTTGTTAGTTGGCACGTCTAGTGCATACACAATCGGTTCATCTGCAAGTTGGTCTATCCAAGCAGCGACAGCAGGAATTTCTGCGATAAGACCAACCAATGACACCAATCCGGCAACATTAACTTTAGCCAAAACAAGATCGACATCTCTTGGCTCGTTTGCCATTGTTCAAAACAACG